GCGGTTCTAAAGAACACGAGTGCTATTCACACAAACGCGTAGAACACGAACAAGACAGTATGTAATAAAACGAAATCCCAACCAGCCCTAGCCTGATTGGGAGTTTCTAACCAAATATTAATGGAGGTAATAAGTGGCTGTATTAAATTCTAAAGAAATTTGCAAGTCTTGTAAATTCTTTTCTTTTGGCGATGTATTAGGAATGTGCCATCGCTATCCTCAAGCATTAAATAAACACGAAAACAATTGGTGCGGTGAATACATTGAAGATGAATCACGCATTAATATTGAATTTGTTGAGCCTAAACCTATACAAGAACCTAAAGCTAAAGGCAAAAAGAAATGATTAGACCCTTTGCAGACAAGATTTTAGTAAAACCATTAGAGCGTGAAGATAAGTCAGCAATACCTGGCTTTGTTTACGCTGAAGAATACAATACAGGCGTTGTAGTAGCAGTTGGCCCTGGTAAAAAGATCAAAGAAGGTAAATATGATATTATGCCTGTATCTGTAGGTGACCGAATTAGATTTGGCACTATGGGTAAAGACGAATATCTTAAATTTCAACCAGTCATGGATAATGGCGAGAAATATCTTATTATGTCATGGCAAGATGTAGCATTTATAGAGGAAAAGGAATAAAATTATGCCACTAAAAAAATCAACAAGCAAAGAAGCTTTTAAATCTAATATTAAAGCTGAAGTAAAAGCAGGTAAGCCTATTAAACAGGCAGTTGCAATTGCCTACAGCGAGAAGCGTGAAGCAGGTAAAAAGAAGAAAAAGTAATATATCACTTTTTTACATTTAATTATTAACTAGGAGTCAATCATGGCCATTAAGTTGGAACTTGAAATCAAAGAAGTAGAATTATTATTAGCAGGTCTTTATAAACTACCTATGGAGTTTGCTGAACCTGTAGTCGCTAAAGTTAAAGCGCAAGGTATTCCACAAGCGCAAGCTCAAGCAGCAGAAACACCTGTAGAAGTTACACCGGTAGAACCATTGCCTGAAGAACCACAAGTCTAATGCAAATCGAACAGAGGTTGCTATCGGATTTAATTCCGTATATCAACAACTCTAGGAAACATTCAGACGATCAAGTTGCACAAATTGCAGCTTCAATTAAAGAGTTTGGATGGACTAATCCTATATTAGTTGATGGCGATAACGGAATTATTGCAGGTCATGGTCGTATTATGGCGGCTAAAAAGCTAGGCATGACTGAAGTTCCTGTTATTGAGTTAGCACATCTATCTAAAGAACAACGCAAAGCATTAATCATTGCAGACAATAAACTAGCCTTAAACTCCGATTGGGATACAAACCTATTAGCTATTGAATTACAGGATTTAAAAGATTTAGACTTTAATCTTGATTTAACAGGATTTAGTTCTGAAGAATTAGATGCAATATTGAATATTGTAGAAGAAACTGAAGGATTAACGGATGAAAATGAAGTTCCTGAAATTCCTGAAGAACCTATAACAAAGCCAGGCGATATATATCAATTAGGCAATCATCGTTTAATGTGTGCAGATTCTACTGACATTGAAGCTGTAGAAATGCTATTGGAAGGCGATGAAATAGACTTTTTATTCACAAGTCCACCTTATAACGCTGGCGACTCTGAAAAATTATCAGGGAATACCCATACAACAGATAACAAATATGGAATGTATCAAGACAATAAGTCTAAACACGAATATTACGACTTATTATGTGGATTTACTAATGCTTGGATACATTTTACCAAATGTATGGTTGTAAACATCCAACAATTAGCAGGAAACAAGATTGCTGTCATAGAATATCTAAATCAATACAAGAATAACTTTATTGACATGGCTATTTGGAATAAAGGACACGCAGCACCGGCAATGGCAGAAAAGGTTATGAATTCATGCTTTGAATACATGATATTCCTATCGTCACAAGAAAATCCGTCACGAGCAATACCTTCTGCACAATTTAGGGGCACAATTAAGAACGTTTATGATGGCGCACCCAATAGAAACAATGAATTCTCTAAAGTTCATGCAGCAACCTTTCCAATTGATCTTCCTGAATGGGCTATAACATCCTTTACAACGAATGGTGCTATCGTAGGTGATTGTTTTGGAGGAACAGGAACGACAATGATTGCTTGTGAAAAGTTAGGAAGAAGAGCAAGATTAATGGAACTTGATCCCAAATATTGTGACGTAATCGTTAAAAGATGGGAAGATTTCACAGGTAAGAAAGCAGAATTAATACAAAATGAGCTATAAAAGATGGTTTATTGTATTTAAGCACGATCAATCACCATTAGATGAGTGTATATTTACACATAAGGCTAAAGCACAAGCTAAATTGGATACTTTAAGCAATAAGAATAAGCTAGATGTGGCTCAATTAGAATTTACTTTAACAAAGATAGTAACAGTTTGATTAAAAAGACATTATTTTAAACACTTTACGCCAATAAAAAGATGCTAGAACACGTTCCTACCGATAAGACAAAAGAGCAAGTATTAAGCGCTTCAGGGCTTGGATTGCCTCAATTGCAAATAGCTGCATTGTTAGGCATATCTGATGTCACATTGCGTAAGCATTACGAGAAAGAATTAGCTGTGGGTAAAGCGACTGCATCTGCTAACGTGGCTAAATCTTTATACAATAAAGCCTTATCAGGTGACACGACTGCTGCAATATGGTGGACTAAAGCCCAAATGGGTTGGGGTGAAACCAATACCACTAAATTTGGTAACATTGATGGCACGCCACTTGAAGGCATACAAGTTACCTTTGTAAAGTCAGATGGATCAACAACAACTTAAAGATGCAATAGCCAGGGTTCAGTTTCCTTATAAACTTAATTGTCTATTTGAACCTAAAGAATCACGTTACCGAATATTGTTTGGTGGCAGAGGCGGTGCAAAGTCTTGGGGAGTTGCAAGAGCTTTACTTATAAAAGGCGCTAAAAAACCTACTCGTGTATTGTGCGCTAGAGAGTTTATGACATCTATTAAAGATTCGGTGCATAAATTACTATCAGATCAAATCATTGATATGGGTTTAGATGGCTTTTATGAAATTACTCAAAACTCTATTCGTGGAGTAAATGGCACAGAGTTTGCTTTTGTAGGCTTAAAGAACAATATTGCTAATGTAAAGTCGTTTGAAGGTATTGACATAGCATGGGTAGAAGAAGCTCAAACTGTATCAAAGACTAGTTGGAATGTATTAATACCAACTATCCGTAAAGAGTTATCAGAAATATGGATAACATTTAACCCTGAATTAGAACAAGATGAAACTTACCAACGCTTTGTAGTTAATCCACCTGAACACGCTGTTGTTCAACGTATTAATTGGAACGATAACCCTTGGTTTCCTGAAACATTACGATTAGAAAAAGATGCGTTAAAGAATCGTGACCCTGCTGCATACAATAATGTATGGGAAGGTTTATGCCGACTTACCGTTGATGGCGCTATCTTTGCTAATGAAATGAATATGGCAGAGCTACAAGGTAGAATTACAACAGTGCCTTACGATGCCACCAAACCTGTTCATGCAGTCTTTGACTTGGGATGGGCAGATCACACAGCTATTTGGTTTGTGCAATTCATAGGCATGGAAACAAGATTAATCAATTATTTGCAAGATACGCAAAAAACTATGAACCATTATTTGCAAGAACTGCAAAAATTAGGCTATGTTTACGACACTATTCACTTACCACATGATGCAGAAAGCAAAAATATTGCGTCTAATGGTCGTTCTATTGACGATATTGTAAGAGCCGCAGGATATAAAACTAACATTTTACCTAGAGTTCCTGTGGTGGATTCCATAAACGCTGCACGAACCATATTCAGTTCTTGTTATTTTGATAGAGAAAATTGCGCAGATGGGTTACAATGCTTGCGTCATTACCGATATGAAGTTGACCCTGATTCAGGTCAATTTAGTAGAACGCCACTCCATGATGTTTATTCACATGGAGCTGACGCATTTAGATATATTGGATTAATGATTCAAGATAAAAAAGAACGTAAAACTCAAAAACAAACTTACACTCCTGGCGTAAGCTGGATGGGATAGAACATGGCAAAACGAAATAAAACTCAAGTTGTT